CAGAACGCATCTCTTCGCTTCTAAGATATTTTTTTAATTCTTTAGATGATAATTTGCCTGCATTAGGAATTGCTTTTCTCCATGACTCAGGCATTGTTATCCATATATGTCCTTTTTCTACTTTTCCTGTTTCTTTATTAATTTTTCCTTCCTTCCATAAAGTATATGCTCGTTTCATCAAATCCCTATGACTTCCTTTTCCTAACTGACCGCTCATTCCTCCTGATAAATAATATTTTTGAGCATCATATACCTTGCCTTCAAATCCCTCATTCTTTGAAATTAAATCAAAGAAAGCGTTGTCGCTTCTTATAATTCGACCATCTTGTGTCATAACCAAATCTCCTTTTATAATATTAAAATTACTCATATCTTGTCTGTCAGCCATTGCAGCTTCCAGCAATAATATTTCCTGTTGATTTTCCTGTGCATGAAGTTCAAGAACATTTTCAGCAGACAAACGAGCTTGGCTTCCTTTCCCGAAATCAATTCCAGTCAATTCCCTTAATTCGTTTTCTATTTCACCAAATATTTCACTTCCTTGTAATTTAGCTACATCTATTACAGTCCATAGAGCTTTCTTTAAAGCGCTTGGGTTAGGATCATTAGCTAAATGTGCTGCATTCATTTTGGCATATTTTTCTTTTTTTGCTTGTTCATAAGTTGTGGAATTATATCGGTTAACTGGCTTTTGAGGAATCCAACCAGCTTCACTTGAATTGCTGTTTGGCAATATGCTAAATAAACCATCACCATCAATATCAATTTCAATATTATAAGAAGGGTAAGATGTTTGATCAACCATAATATTATCAAAATAATTAACGGAAATTCTATTTTCATCAATCAATCGATAGATGTTTGTTGTTGTAAATGTTTCTTCGGTTAGATTCATATCCTCTCTTTGCTCATCTGTCATTTGATAGAATCGCCTTTGGATTGTTGCAATCAAGTCAGATTCAATTTCACCTCTTGTCATTCCCATATCTTGATAAGTTGAAAAGACTGGGTAACGACTAATATTAATATCTGTATATTCTACCATTAATCTCCAGCCTTCCATCCTTGATTGCCTATTTCGTGTAGAGCTGCTTCCAAAGCATCTTGTAAGTTATCTTGTATAGTTGAAGGTAAAATGTCAGAGGCATCACCATAACTCCAAACAAGATGCTGTTCTACCAAGTCTTGCCAAAGAGGAAGTAATTTTTTGACATGAAATTTTGCATCTATATATGATTTTGGAACCATTCCTTTAAGTGGATAGTCCTGAAAACCAAATATTTCCCTTAGACCAGAAAATAAATTAATAATAGGTTTCTCATCTACAATTTGTTTTTTTACATGTTCTAGCAAATAATTTTGAACTGTTTTCTCAAAGGTGGAGGTTTCTTTTTCACGCCCTTCTAGATGTATATTCCATTCTGCAAAGGCATCTTTAACCATAGCCATCTTATTATCCAATGTTGCCCTGTCAGGAGCAACTGTTACTAAGTATCTTTCCAATAGTCTGTCTTTTGTAAAAACAGATTCTTCAGGATTATTGGCCAAGAATTTTAATTGTTTATGCAATGTTAAAAGAGGCTTCCAAGTACTAAATTTTATATTAGCTGGTATCATTCCAGCCCTGTCATTCAGATTGCCGACAACCATAGCCATATTAATTATTGCTGCTTTATCTTCTTCATTTTTTGGATTAAGTTGTGATGCTCCCTCTAGCATTGATAGTAGGGAATCATTAACCCAACCGTACTTATGGACAATATTTCCTAAAGCTATAAGTTCCTGTGAAGGAACTGATGTACCAAAAGCATCTCGTACGAATGTTACTTTAGACAAGTCTAAATAAGGTGATAGTCCGAATCCAGTTAAATGTATGCCAGTAATATAATTCTGTAATTGTTTTGTAGCTTGTTCTTCAGTAACGCCATTTCCCCAATTTGCTGATTCTATCATTATCGCATCACGGGCTTGTATAAAAGTTAATCCACCAGTGGAAATACCCTCATCATTCTTTTCAATAAGATCAATTTCTTTAAAGGTCAGTTTGCCAAATCGTTCGACTGTTTGAGCAATCTTCCAAGCATTGATAAATTCTGTCCTTTGTGCTGGTGTAGCTCCTACAAAATTAGTGTCAAAAAATGTTGTTACATCGCTTAATTTTTCAGGATTGCTAAAGATATCATTGATTGCGCCCTGTCCACCACCTGTGAGAAGTTCAAAGGTTTGATCTAAATTTGATGTTTCTATTGTTGTTAGTGCTGCCGATTCTATTTTATATTGCTTAACAAGACTTTCTGCATGTTTTAAGGTATTGTCTTTGATTGCCATTCGTTCAACTTGGTCAAGATCAAGAAACGACCAAGGGCCATCTATGTCATAAGGTCTAGCAGCTTCTAAATATTTCCATTCGTCAATAACTTCTTTTCTTCCTGTAATTCCGTGAATTTCATATTGTCGCATCATTTCATTAACTAACTTAAGGGCATCATCAACAGCAGAAGGCCCAACCCAGCCATTAATTTCATCACCGACAAGTATTCCGTCAGCTATTCGTTTCCTGTCTATTTCTACAGCATCATATATCATTTTTTGTGCGATAGAAAGATTGCGACTTTGTTCCAGTTCTGCTTTCCATATTCTGCCTTGTTCAATAGGTG